GTATTTTTAAATGCAATTTGTTAATGTTGTAGCCAAAACAAAGCAAAATAAATTCAGTTTTAACACTATTTTTTCCACGTGTTAAAAATCTATTGAATTCATAATCACTTTTTAGAACTCCAAATGCTCCTTCGACCTGAATAGATCTGTTCATTCTTAATTTAGTTCCAAATTCAGTTGTGATATTTCTATAAGATATTTCACGCTTTTCCACAAAAGTTTTTGAAACTTGCATCTTTCTATTTCCTTTTGCTTTCGTACACTTTGATTTTTGAGCACAGTTATCACAGCTTTCACACTCATAGATAGTAGCCTCTGATTTGTATCCACTGGCGGATTTTCTATTAATAATAGAGGTGGGAATCAACTTTCTACCATTATGGCAAATATATAAATCTGATTCTGCATCATATTTCATGTTTTCACGTTTACTAATATCATTTTTAAAACTTCTTTTTTTCCACTTTTCATAAGTTTGTGGTTTTATATACGGAGTTTGATTATTAGATTCTAAAAATAAATAGTTCTCCTCACTTTCGTAACCAGAATCTGCAATTACATTAAGATATTTATACCCAATTTTTTCTTGCATATTATTAAGCATAGGTATTAATGTTGCTATATCATTTCTATCATCAAATATTCCGACCCCGGTTACGTATTCACTTTCAACTGCGATTTGTGCATTATATGCAGGTTTCAATTGACCATTTCTCATATGGTCATCTTTCATACGCATAAAAGTTGCATCTGTATCAGTTTTAGAATAACTATTTCTTTTTGATAATATGTTTTTACTGAAATTATATTTTTCTTGTCTTTCTTTATATTCAAATAGTTGCTCTATCCATTTCTGAATTGCAGTTTTTCTTTTACCAATACCGTGAACAAACTCTATGTTTCTTTTGTCTTTTTCATATAAAAGCCATTCGAGAATTTTATCAATATCATATATCAATGTTTCTTTTTTAACAATAAAGTCTCTCGATTCTTCAAGATTGATATTTTCAGCAAGAGTAAGAATCTTATCAAACATTTTTTCCTCATTTTTATAAATGGATTTCTTCCAAACAAAAGTATAACGATTGGCATTCGCTTCGATTTTAGTACCATCAATAAATACATTTTCAAATAATATTTCCTTTTGAGCTGCTAGATATTTAACTTGTTGATAAAATAAATCTTCAATTACTTCATTTGAAAGATATTCTTTACGGAATCTACTAATGGTAGCATGATCAGGTGCTTTATAGCCTTGAAGTAGCCACTTGAAATTTATATCTCTTTTGCATGCTTTCTCTATTTTTCTACTAGAATAAACATTTTGAGAATAAGCATACGATACTATTTTGAACATGATTTTTGGTTCCACTGCCGGTTTTCTTCCAACGGAAGAGTACGCCTGATACAACTTTGTATAATTTAATCCCTCCAATATATGGCTTAGCAAGCGGACTGAATCATCTTCTGGTATTAAGTTTTCTAAATTTAATGGTAATATAAGTTGATAATTATCATTAAATTGATTATAATTTTTATTGTATAATTTGGTTTTTAACATGATTTAATTATACTAAAAATGTGAATTCTTTTGAATTCACATTTTTTATTTTTTTATAAAAAAATGAGCTGCCACAAAACTAACTACGTTAGTTTTGCAACAGCCCCTTTTCTTATGCCTTAAAACAATTACTCACACTAACTATAACTACAAATACTATTTACTTTACTTTTAATATAACTTATAATTGTAATTAGAGATAATAATATAACTTATAGTTATAGAAAAGGGGTGAGGGTTAATGGAATTACAAAAAGTAAAAATAATTAAAACCGGGAAAAGTACTAGCGCTATTTTTATAGATAACAAACCTATAAGCGGCGTACTAGAAGCAAATATATCTTTAAAAGGTGGAGAAATACCACAAGTAATATTGACTATGGATTTAAAAGACATGGCTATAGATATAGATGCAGAAGTTAAAAAGATGCAACCAACAAAAAATAAAAAAGTTGTAGTCAAGTATGAAACAAGCTTAGGACTAGAAGAAATCACATTTGAAAATGCTGATAATATTATTTGTTACGCTGATGAAGACAAGGGATTATTCTTTATTGAAGGAAAACAAGAAAATGGAAGACACAACAAAGAGCTAGCAGTAATTAGCTTAGATAATTTTGTAAGCTATGAAGTCGAAGAAAAGAAACAAGCATAACACAATTAAGTTTTATAAATCTATGAGGGAATAAGTACCTTTAGAGGTGAGGGGAAGAGTACCTTACTATAAAGCTTAATACATATATAGGAATGTCAGACGAAAGACGTAAACAGGCACAATAGTGATGCAACACACGTAAAAAGCGTAATTGTTAGGAGGAATAAATATTATGAATAGAAAATTTTTAGAGGAATTAAAAATCGGAGATCAATCGTTAACTAAAGAACAAATCGATAGTATCATGGCTGAAAATGGTAAAGATGTAGAAGCCACAAAAGCTAAAACAGATAAGACACAGGAAATAGAGAATTTAAAAACTGAACTCAAAACAACAAAGGAAACATTAGACCAAGCGAACGTTCAAATCAAAAATTTTGAGGGAATGGATGTTGCAGCAAAGGACAAAGCAATCAAGGAATGGGAAACAAAGTATTCTGATCTTGAAGCAAATGCAAAAACAGAAAGAGAAGCAAATGAAAATACATTAAAGCAACAAGCTTATGAATTTAAGCTAAGTGAAGCAACAGGACAATTAAAATTTCCAAATGAACTTACTAAAAAAGCTTTTATGAATGAACTAAAAACAAAGAATTTACCTTTAGAGGGTGAAAAGATTCTAGGTTTTGAAGATTATATAAAAGAAATAGGAGAACAAAACCCTGGAATGTTTGTAACAGATGCAGCACCAGTAGAAGAAACTACACTTCCTACATTAGTAGCATCAACTGGCGGGCAAGTTAAACAGGAAAGCGGAAGTAAATTTGGATTTAACTTTAATACAGTTAGACCATTGCCAAAAGAATAAAAATAAATGATGGAAGAAGGAATTAAAAAATGGCAGCACCATTAAACTATGCAGTAGACTACTCAAAAGAATTATCACAAAATTACCCTTATGTATTAAACTTTGGAGCATTATATGCAAGTCCAAACAATACAAAATACAAGATCACAGGGGCAAATACAATTAAGATCCCAAGCATATCGACAACAGGAAGAGTTGATTCCAATAAAGATACAATAGCAACTGCAGCTAGAAATTATGACAATGCATGGGAAACTAAAGTATTAGCAAATCAAAGAAAATGGAGTACATTAGTTCATCCGGATGATATAGATAAAACAAACTTTGTTACTTCAATCGGTAATATTACACAAGTTTACAATGATGAACAAAAATTCCCCGAGATGGATGCTTATTGTGTATCTAAAATATATGCTGATACAGTAGCAGCGGGTGGAGTAGCAGAAGTAGCAACATTAACAGAAGCAAATGTATTAACTTATTTTGATAAGAAGATGCAAGAAATGGATGAAGCAAGAGTTCCAGTTCAAGGAAGAATATTATATGTTGTTCCGGCAGTAAAAACATTGCTTAAAAATGCTTCGCAAGTAACTAGAACAATTACTGCTGATAGTGGTAATAGTGGAGTTATTAACAGGGCTGTCAATAGATTAGATGAAGTAGAAATTGTATCAGTACCAAGCGATCTTATGAAAACACTTTATAACTTTACAACTGGTTGGGTTATAGGTGTGGGTGCAAAGCAAATACAAATGTTATTAATTCACCCACTAGCAGTAATGACACCAGTAAACTATGAGTTTGTCACATTGGATGAACCAAGTGGAACAACTGAAGGTAAATACATTTATTTTGAGGAATCTTATGAAGATGTATTTATCCTCAATAAAAAGATCAATGCAATAAAGTTTATAACAAATTAGGAGGTTTTTTAATTGGTAGTAGTAAAAGGAAATAGACAGTTAACCATACAAGATGAACAATTAAGCGAAATGCTTGCTAAAGGTTATAGTCGTATAGATGAAGACGGAAAAGTTGTAGAGGTTGGACAAGCTACAACTTTAAAAGAAATAAAAGAAGAGAATGACACGTTGAAAGCTGAATTAGCTAAGTATGCAGATTCTAAAGATAAACTAGATCGAGTAGAAGCATTAGAAATTGAGAATACAGAATTAAAAGCACAAAATGAAGCTTTAAATGCCCAAATAGCTGAATTTAATAAACCAAAGAAATAGGAGTGATCGGGAATGTACACAACTTTAGAATATTATAAAAATACATATGGAGGGAGTGACATTCCCGACAATGAGTTTATTAGGCGTGAACGAGAAGCAAGAGTGTTTATTGACTACATCACATTTAATAGATTCAAAGAAGATATAACCTTAATAACAGATGATGTACAGATAACAATATGTACATTAATGGATAAATCAAAAGAGATAGATAACAAAGGTGGAATTATAGCAAGTGAGTCAGTAGGGAATATGAGTACAACTTATGTGGTAAATGCAAACTCAACATTAAGTAGCGAATTATTAAAGGTTGCTAAGATGTATTTACCACAAGAATTATTGTATAGGGGGGTGTGATTATGAAACCTAATTGCAATGTAACTCTATACAACAAGTATTCCATAGGCGATAAATCTTACTATAAGAAAACTATTATTAAAGGTGCTAACTGGCAAGGTTCAAAGGTACAAGCCATAAGTAATACCGAAACAGGAAAAGGCACAATCAATAGTGCTGATGTAATAAATATATGGATTCCTTTCACTTCTAATTTTGAGGGTAAGATATATTTAGAACCTAAAGCATGGATTAAATTAAGTGAAGTTGATAAAGATAAGTATTTTACCTTTTCTGATATGAGTACAGATTTTATTGTAAAAGGTGAATGCACTTATGATTGGAGCTTAACTAATCCTATTACAAACCTCACTAAATTAGATAATGTAGCTACTATAATGTCGGTAATTATAAATGATAATGGCAGTATGGCAATGAGACACTATCAGTTAGGCGGTAAGTAATGAGTAACGTTAAAGTTAATCTAAATATTAAATCAGTTAATCAAATATTAGCTGCAAGGAATATGGAAAAGGGTGGTAAGGCAGATTTATTCTTAGCAACTGAAATTCATAGGCTAAGTGATCCTTATACACCTTTTGACAATGGAATTTTAAAAGCCAATGTAACCATAGAGCCTAACTCAATAACATATGATTCACCATATGCACAATATCAATGGTATGGAAGAGTTATGGCGGGTAACCCAAGAAAGGCTATAGCAAAAGCACTTAAATATAATGGTTCCTTAAGAGGTGCACACTGGACTACAAGAATGATGATTGATAGAAAGCAAGATGTAATCAAAGCAGTAAACAACTTTGTAGGAGGTAAAGGGTAATGATACTAAATTCAATAAGAGATTTTATATTGACTTGTCCTTTGCTTGTTGCATCCGATGTTGATGATTATATCCATGTAAGAGTTGATTACTCTGCAGAGGAAACAGTTACTTATAATATTAGCGAAGTGCCTTGTGAACCTATTGTAAAAACATACATTGGAGATTCTACAGATAGGCAATACTTATTTAACTTTTCAAGTGTCCAACCGTATAACATTGATGCTGATATAAACCTTGCTAACAATGCGTTTTATGACGAATTTATGAAGTGGTTAGAAACCCAAGCACAGTTAAAGAATGTACCTATTATGGAAGAAGGACAAGAAGCCGAAAAGGTTGAAGCACTTTCACATGGCGGGTTAATGTCTAATGCAGAAGATGGACAAAGTGCAAGATATAACATTCAATGTAAACTAACATATTATCAAGAAAAATAATTAAATGGAAGAGAGTGATTAATTAATGGATAAAATTTCAAGAAGTAAAATAGCAGATTTTATAAATGTAACTCCAAAAGAAGCTACACCAACTTATAAATATATGAACAAAGGATTTAACACACTGAATGAAAACCCAGGCGCACAAATAGATAAGAAAACTTACATAGGAGATACTACCGCAACAAGTTCTGTTAAAGGCTATGAAACTGTATTCCCTTATGATTGTGACTTTATTAAAGATGAAGTTGCTTCAAAGTATTTATATGATATTGGAAGAAACCATGCTATAGGCGATGATGCCGAAACAGATTTTATTAAAGTAGATATGTATGATCCATGTTTTGTTGGTTCAACTCAATTCTTTAAAGCAAGAAAATTTAGAGTATGTATAGAAGTTAGCGGAGCAGCGGGTGCGGGTGGTGAAACAATAGTTTCAACTGGAAACCTAAACACAGTAGGAAATCCTATTTTCGGTTATTGGGACACAGTAGCAAAAGAATTTACAGAAGGTGAATATACTGAATCATTAGGAGTATTGACAGTAACATCTGCAGCGGGTGCAACAAGTGGTAAAACTACAATAACAGTTGCATCAACATTAACTAGTGGCAATATTTATATGTATAAAACTGCTACAGTAGTTACCGCACCTTTACTTGATACTGATTTATCGAGCACATATACACTATGGAATGGTTCAAGTGAAATTCTAGCAACAACTGGCGATAAAATTGGAATAGTAGAAGTTAATTCTTCATTCTTAGCTAAGAAATTTGGAGTTGCAACAGTAACATCTAAAGTTTAATTGAAAGGGGTAATTTAATTGAATATACTTCTTAATAAATTGCCCACAACATTAACTATAGAAGGTGTGGAGATTGCTATTGATAGCGATTTCCGTACTTCCATAATGTTTGAGCAAATGTTAAAAGATAAAACATTAATAGGAGAAGAACTAAGCATAAAAGCAATAAATTTATTTTATAAATGTGATGGTTTGATAAGCGAAAGTAATTCAAGTGAAGCTATAGAAAAATTAATGTGGTTTTATAGATGTGGCAAAGAATTAAAAAAAGCTAATGAAGAAACAGAAAGAATACATGATGAAATATGTTCTTATGAACATGATGCGGATGATATTTACAGTGATTTCTTAGACCAGTATGGAATAGATTTGCAAGAAATAGACTATTTACATTGGTGGAAATTTAGTGCCATGTTTAATGGACTAAGTAAAGACAGTAACATGAAAAATAAAATAAGTATAAGAGCAACAGATATAAATAAATTACCAGTAGAGCAAAGAGAATATTACAAAAAATTAAAGAAAGCATATGAGATTCCACATAATGAGGATGAAGAAGAAATTGACGAATTAGATTTAGCGTTAATGAATGGTGGAGATTTAACAGGAATGATTTAGCACTTATTTATTAATAGATAGGTGCTTTTATTATAAAGGTAGGTGAGTATTAAATGGCTAATGATGGGAAAGTAATCTTGGAAACCGGATTAGATACAACCGGTATAGAAAAAGACCTAAAAAAAGTAGGAAGTACAGTAGAAAAAGACTTAGGACAAAACATAACTAAGACTATGGATAAAGCTGAAACATCTATTAAAAATATGGGAAAAGCAGTAACAGGAGTTGATTTCACTAAGGTAAAAACCCAAATGGATAATATATCTAAGTCTATGGAAACAACTAATACTAAAATAGATGCTCAAAAGGTTAAACTAGAGAGATTAAAGACAGCTTTTGAAAGTGCTACAAATGTAAAAGCTAAGAATAAAATACAAGAGCAAATGGAAGGCACAGAAAAAACAATAACAAATTTAGAAACTAAATTAGGTACATTAGGCACAAAGCTATCGAGTTTAAATTCAAAATTTGATATGAGCAAGTCCAAAGATGCTATGGCCGATCTAGACGGAGAATTTAAGACCGCAAGTGAATCAGCAACTAAATCAATGGATAAAATAGAAAAGAAAGCAGAAGAAACAGGCACAATAGTAAGAAAAAGCATGGGAAGTATTACTATAGGTGATGGAATTATTAAAGTTGGAGATAAAATATCAAGTATAGGTAGTACTTTAACTAGCCATGTTACACTTCCATTAGTTGGTGTTGGGATTGCGGCAGCTAAAGTTGGCATGTATTTCGATAGTGCAATGTCGAGAGTTAAAGCAATTAGTGGGGCAACTGGAGAAGACTTTAATAAATTAAAAGGGCAAGCAATTCAGCTAGGTAGCGATACAGCCTTTAGTGCAAAAGAAGCAGCATCCGGAATGGAAGGATTAGCTTCAGCGGGATTCTCCGTAAGCGAAATTATGGTAGCAATGCCAGGAATGTTAGATTTAGCAGCTTCAAGTGGCGAAGATTTAGCAAGTAGTTCTGATATTGCAGCTAGTACATTAAGAGGATTTGGATTAGCTGCAGATCAAGCGGGACACGTAGCAGACGTACTGGCAAAAAATGCGGGTGCAACTAATGCAGCGGTAAGAGATACTGGCGAAGCAATGAAGTATATAGCACCAGTAGCACAAGAAGCCGGATGGTCGCTTGAATCAGTAACAGCAGCTATTGGAGAAATGGCTAATAGCGGAATCAAGGGAAGTTCTAGTGGAACTACATTAAGAAGTATGTTTTCTAGTCTTGTAAAACCATCTAAAGAAGCGGCCGAAGCAATGGCGGCAATGGGATTCAAAGCTTATGGCGCTGATAACAAAATGAAATCACTAAGTACATTAATAACTGACTTAGATAAGTCAACTGCAAAAATGACAACAGAACAAAGAGAAAATACTATAGCGACATTATTTGGACAAGAAGCTATGAGTGGTATTTTAACATTAATTAAAAGTGGATCAAGCGGGTTGGATGATTTAACAAATAGCTATAAAAATTCAGACGGTGCAGCAAAAGACATGGCTAAAACTATGCAAGACAACGCAAAATCTGCAATAGAACAAATGACGGGAAGTTTAGAAACAGCAGCAATTAAGGTAGAAGAAGATTTCGCACCAATGATAACTGAATTAGCTGACTACGTTCAAGACTTAGCTAATAAGTTTGCAGATTTAACACCCGAACAGCAAGAATTTTACGCAAAACTATTATTAGTAGCAGCAGCCGGAGGGCCTGTATTAAAATTACTAGGCGGATTAACTAGTGGCGTAGGTGGATTAATAACTGGAGCAAGTAAACTGGCTACATTTTTAGCACCGGCAGCAGCGGCTTCTACTGCACTAGGGGTTGGAGCAGTAGAAGCAACAGCAGCAACAGGAGGATTTGCAGCAGCATTAGGCGGAATTATAACAGTAGCAGCACCAGTAGCAATTGTATTAGGCGCATTAGTTGGATTAATAGCAGAAGAAGCAACAGCACATGATATGTTAGATGATAAATTAACAAGAACAACAGACAATATGAGTAGTTGGGAAAAAGCAGTAAATACAATGAATGGTTCTACTTTTAAATCTAAAAAGCAATTACAAGATTTGGGCGTAGAATATAAAGATTTTGGGAATAATGTTTCAGATAATTTTAAAACTAAAGTTGAAGCATCTACAAAAACATTGAATGAATTTCAATTATTTTTAGGTAAAATTAATTTAGGGAAAATAGATGATGCTGAAAGTAAAGAGTTTACAAGTAAAATTGAAAGTATGGTTAATGATTCGATAGCCGCTATTAACTCCAAAAAAGCAGAGGGGCAAAAAGCTTTAAGCGATTTATTCGTTGGTGATGACAATGAAATAGATACAAAAGAACAATCAATTTTAGATGATATGGCTAAAGGTTTTGACAATCAAATTGTAGCAGAAAACACATTAAAAGATGAAATACTTGCCATCAAGAAAAAAGCATTAGAAGAAAAAGGCTATTTAAACTATGCAGAGATAAAACAAGTTCAAGATAAAACAGAGAAAATAAAAGAAATTGAATTAAATGCAATCGGTGGGACAACAGAAGAAAAATCTTATTCTAAAAATGAGTTTGGGGCAAGGGTAGAAAATACAAGCGCAGAAGATGCAAGCAAACTTTTAAAAGATAAAAGAGCAATACTAGATGAAGAGAATATTAAGATAAAAGCCAGTTATGATACTCAATTAGATTTACTAAAAACAAAAATAACAAATGAAGATGGTACAACTAATGAGGAAGTTAAAGCAGAAATAGAAAAGTTTACTAAGTTGCGTGATGATAAAGTAAAACTTAAAAATGATGAATATAAAGAATACTTAAAAATACTTGGAGAAAAGAACCCCGAAGCCATGTCACTCATAGACCAATACAGCGGTGAAGAATTAACAAAAGCAGATAAGACCGCACAAGGTAGACTTAATTATTTAAAATCTATGTATAAAGGTATGGATGAAATAACCCAAAGCGGTACATATAATTTAGTTAATACAACAACTGGGAAAATGGATGAAGTAACAGTGTCCATTGATAAGGCAAGTGGCAATATAGTAGGAGCAATATCTAAAACCACTACCGAATATGGGGTTGCGGTTGAAATGGTTGGCGGTGCTACCGATAAAATGGGGCAAGATGCAAAAAATCTAGCTGATGAACATGATAAGCTTTCTACAGAAGTAAAAACCGCTTTAGATACTGTTAGTGGTGCGCATATAGATGCAGAAGGGAATATATCAAATTCAGCGGGGAAAATAGTGGATTCGTTAGGGAACGTTACTACCGCAGAAGATGGAACAGTCAAAGGCATATATACCCTTAATGATACACCAATTGAAATTGAAACCAATGCCGATGGAACTATTAAAAACATGGATGATGTTATTAGAAAAATAGAATCGATACCACCAAAAAAAACAGTAACTATTAATTTTGGAATCGGAGAAGGTGGCGAAACCCTAGCAAGCTTGGCAATATCGGGAGTTGGAAAAGTAAATGCAAGCGATCTAACAAGCAATAATTATACGGGTACAAACGGGGGAGATGAAGGACTCTCATATGTAAATGAAATAGACCATGGCGGTTGGGAAATTTCAAGCGGTTCAGAAGAAATAGCAATGCTTGGTAGTGGCTCAAAAATAACAAATCATATGACAAGTGTTAGCCAAATGAATCAAGAAATATCAAGTCAAATTGGGAATACTATATCACCAATTATAAACTCTTTAATAAATGCAATGACACAACAATCTAGCAAATTATCTCAAGTAGCTAACAATACTGGCCAAATGGTTAATAACGGCAAAGAAACAATTAAATTAAATGAAAAACTAGCAACTAACTTAGTTAATAAAATGAATAGTACTAGCGGAACATTTGGAGGATTACAAACAGAAATAGCAAATGCTGATACTGCAAAAACTAAAGCAAGTAGCATGAAAATTGAAGATAATAAGTGGTACTCAGATTCTAAAGCTAGATTAGATGACGTTACAAGTCAAATTGATGCACTAAAAGATAAAAGCCAAGATGTTAGTGATTCCGTTGATGGAGTTACAGACAAAACTGTTAAGAAAAATACGGAAGCAGAAAAAAACTCAATTGAAAAGCAACAACATATATTAGAAAAACAAAAAGATTCCATCGAAAAGGAAGTTAATTATTATAAAGATGCAGCGACAAAGGAAATTGAAGTCTGTAAAGATAATGCAGATCAACAAGTAAAGCTTGCAGAAGCAAAGAAAGATAAACTTGTAAAATTAGCAGAAGCAACAACAACAGCAATTAAGGCAAAATTAGAAGAAGAAAAAACAAATGCTGAAAAAATTATAAACGCACAATTAACAGCAATGGAAACAGCATATAACAAAAAGGTTACTGATATAGAAGCTAATTTAAAAAGTAATACAAGTGATATAGATAAACAAATTGCAGATTTAGAACAACAAAGTACAGATACAAGTCGAAGTGATACACGAACTGAATCAAGTAATAATATAAATATGTTATCAACTAAAAGGGACAATACTAGAAGCCAAGCCGACAAAGATGCACTATCTTTACAAATTAAAGATGCTCAAAAAACTATGAATAAGCAAGAAGACACATGGAATATTGAGGATGAAAAAGCAAAACTAGAAGAAGAAAAAACACTTTTAGAAGAAAGAGCAACAGCAAAAAAAGATAATCTACAAAAAGAATATGAGGAACAAAAAGCATCTAAAGAAAAGGAATTAAAAACAACAGATGAATATTACGCTAAATTATTAGAAACTGACTCTTTAAATGCACAAACAAGATATACAATGTTAACTTCTAGTAATAATGAATTAGTTACTTTGCTTAATTCATACGCTCCAGGGTGGCAAGATGCGGGGCAAACATTAGCGGACAGCCTATTAACTGGCTTAAATAGCAGCAAACAATCCGTACAAGATGCTGTAAATGAAATGATTGGAACAAGAGGAGCTACAGGAACTAATACAAAAAGTTCAAGCGCTGCTTACTATGATGAAAAAGGGAACCTACTAAGTGGATACGCAACAGGAACTAATTACAACCCAACATCGGGATTATATAAAGTAGATGAAGAAAATTTTGAAACTGCAAATAGTGGAAGTGTTGCATATGTAAGTAAAGGCGCTTCAATCAATAATCATATGCAAAGCATGGCAGCTATTAAACAGTTAACAAGTGAAGAAGTAGCAAAACAAGTATCTTTAATGAGGGCAAGCATGGCACAAGTACAAGCACAAATGCAAGCACAAGTATTAAGCAATGTATATAATTCAGCCAACAATTCTAAAACTTATAATGATAATGCAATTAAATTCAATGTTGAAAACTTCCACAATTACGATACAAAAACAGATGTTGGAGATATATCAAGAGAATTAGGATCATACCAACAACAAAAAAAACTATATTAAGGAGTGATATTATTGAAAAGAACATTAATATGGAACAATAAAAAAGCTGAAGATATGGAAGTGAAAATAATATCAATTCCCCCTATCCAATTGAGTACAGAAAGAGTTGAAGAAAAAGAAGTTGAGGGCAGAGATGGGACATTAACGGAAACTGATGGATATACCACAGATACTAAACAAGTTGAGTGTGACTTTAGAGGTGCAGATACACAAAGAATATTACAATGGCTAAAAGGTAATGGCGAGGTTATATTTGGAAATATAGATGACAGATATTATAAAGCAAGAATAAACAATGCGGTTCCACTGAACCAGGTTATAGAAAATCAATTGTATAGTTTTTCTATCCAATTTAGATGCCAACCTTTCGGTTATCTATTAGATGGAAATAATATAAAAGCACTCACCACAGCTACTACACTAAAACATAATAAGTGTACATATAAAAGCTTGCCTTTAATAACTATTTGCGGTACAGGGGCGTGCACAGTTACTATAAACGGTCGTACTTTTAATATAAGTGAAATAGGTGGAAGTATAACTATAGATAGTGATATAGAATTAGTATTAAATGGGAAAGGAAATTATATGTCAGGCCTTTTTCCTTATTTAGATCCTGGAGAAAATAATATAAGTTGGACTGGAACTGGAGTTACAAGGTTAGATATAGTTCCACATTGGAGGGCGTTGTAATGGATATAGATAAATTAATTAAATTATTTAGAAGCACAGAAGCTAATTTTGACCATAACGAGTGGGTTCTATCTGAATGTACAGTAGCAAAGGTTACAGAAGATTTGGAAGGTATACTTGATTTAAACTTAGAATATCCATTGTATGACTCAAAAGAGTTAAGCCAGTACTTAGTTAAAGGTAACATAATACAATGCCCTATCAGCCAAACAGACATAAGAGAAAAACAATTATTTAGAATTAGAAAAAGAATAAAAAATACTAAAACTAAAAGAGTTACAATTTATGCACAAGCTATAGCACGTGCTGACCTCATGAAAAATTGGATTGCGGGTTGCAGAGTGTTAGCGGGCAATACAAGAAAACGAGCTATAGCACAAATATTAGCTAGTTGTGTGGAACAGCAAGGGTATTATGTAGGCAATTTAGATACCAATACAAACACTAGCATTAATTTAGGTTTAGAAGAGGACACAGGTAATGTTATAAACTATCTTGATATAGATGCTAAGAACCCATTAGCGGGGTTAATAGGTGATGAAAAGTCAGTAAAAAAGGCATATGGTGGAGAACTAATATTTAACAATAAAGAGATTAACATAGTAGATGAAAGAGGAACAGATCATAGTTTTATAATTTCGAGTGGTAAAAACCTTGAAGAACTTGAAGAAGAAATTGACGATATGGATTCTGAAAGTTTTGCTACCGCATTAACAATGAGATCAAGTGATGGATTGTATCTACCTAACCAAGAGATTATATATAGTCCAAACGCTGCAACTTTAGGAAACTATTTCAAATTGATTGTATGTGATGATGTAACACTTGTAAACAATACGGATGAAGCTATACAAATTGTTTATGCACAACTAAGAGAAAGAGCTCAAAAAGCTTTTGATAATGGTATTGATAAATTAAAAGCTAATAATACTATTAATTTTATTCAATTAGCAAATACAGAAGAGTGTAAAAACTATGCAGAGTTAGAAAAGTGCGAGATAGGTAATAATGTTACTGTTAAATATCCACGTGCTAAAGTAGAAACAACAGGAAGAGTTATTAAAATAGTATTTAATGTTTTAAAAATGAAAATAGAAGAAACTGAAATAGGAGAAAGAAGAAAGCCAACTTTCGTTGAAACTGTAACAAATGCAGTAACTAAAACAGTTGAATTGAATGACAAACATAATGATAATAAAGTTAAAATTAATAAGGTTAAAAAAGCAACATCGGATATAAATAGTCATATTGTAATAATGGAAGCTAAAGACGATTCTATTGAATTAAGTGTAGCTGATTTATCTAAAAATACAAAGGCGGCATTAGAAATACAAGACGAAGAAATTTCATTAAGTGTTAAAAAAGAGGAGTTTGGGGCATATTTAACAATGCATTATAACGAAATAATGGCTGCGGTTAATGATGGAACTAATCACACGGTAACACTTAATGGTGATGGATTAAGTGTTGGAAACGGTGCTTTTACAGTTAGAGATAGCAGCGGAACTATAGTTTTTAGAGTTAATTTAAATAGTGCTATAGGAATGCAAGATTTAAGTTTAGGTAGCTCTGCACTTGTAAAAGGCAGTTCTTTTTACAACACACTTATGGGTATGGAGGAAGTATATTTTCGAGAAATAAAAACAAATAGATTAACTATAGATGAAAAAGACTTTTATATTTATCATAATGATAGCGGAGGGTATGGTTTAAAAAATTATGTCGAAACTATATTGAGCGAAAAAGGTTTGATATAAATTCGTGTTTACTTTTGCGGGAATAAAGATATAATAAAATTAAAAGAGTAATATTTTGAAAGGAAGTGCAATATATGAGAAAGTTATTAACTTTATGTTTAATTGGGGTTATTGCTTTAAGTTCTATGGGAGTAAACGCATTTACCAAAGAGGATTTAGGGAGTATAAAAGAAATGCAACATACAGGGTTATGGTTTGATAAAGACACTCAACAAACTTATTATTTTGAAAATGGGTATTTATCAAAAGATAAATTTATAATACAAAAAGATTCGAAATTTTATGTAGATTCGAGCGGAATTTTAGTAAAAGGTTGGAAACTAATTAATGGCAATTGGTATCATTTTAAAAACTCTAATAGCAATATGGAAATAGGGTGGATACAAGAAGGTTCTAATTGGTATTATCTAAACTCAGATGGAGTAATGGCACATGACACAACAATAGATGGTTACAATATTAATTCCAACGGTACATGGGTTAAATAAAAAAATAAAAGAACTTATGAATATAACATAAGTTCTTTTTTGTTGCTATAAAATAATTATAAAAATAACTACAATTACACATACAGATAGTTTATAATATAAATAGCTACAAATAGTAACCACACATTATTATGTATCAGAAATGAGGTGATAAAATGGCAGTAAAACCACTAAGTCTAAGCATAGACACAATAAACAACGATACTGTTTTAAAATATGAAAACGTCCGTAAAGGAGATACTTTAAAATTTAATATAAGTATTTTTGAGGATTCACAAAGTAAAAATTTAGCGGGGGAATCTATGCACATAGTATTAGCTAAACCCGATGGATACGCAGTAGAAAAAATAATAAATAGCATAACAGGAAATAATTTCGATGTTGAATTTGATGTACAAGCTACACTTTCAGTAGGAGATATTGAAGGAATAATTGAAATAATTAGTACAAACTCGCAAGGGGTTGTAACGTCTGATATAACCAATATTTTCACATTTGAAGTTAAACCAAACCCAAGCAGTAATATTGTTATTAAATCAGCAGACCAAATTGAAACATTGCAACAAATTGTAAATTTAATAAATAATTATAATGCAAATGCGGATAATTTAGCTATTCAAAATACATTAGCAATTCAAAACAAGGCTGATTTAACTGCATTAAATAATACAAGCGATGAACTTGTTGATAGACTAGAAACAGACGCAGCAAATGGAACAGAGGTTGCAATTAGACTTGAAGGTGATATTTCAACAGGGAATCAGTTAGATTCTAATTTGAAAGGTAATATTGTAACAGGAACTACAGTGCATAACAATTTATTGATAGATATATTGAATGGAAATGCCACGATAGCACAACTTCAAAACCTAGATTGGAATTATATACAAAGTATGTTTAATTTGCTAGAAAAAATGATAGCAGATTCAATATTAACAGATGAAAGTTCAAACCGTTTCACAGACGAAAACGGAAACTATTTAACAATGTAAGGAGGAATTTTATAATGGCAATAGATGTAAAATTAGGGGATGTTCCAAGTTCGACATTAAGTGATACAAGTAATTTTATATTTGCTGATGGTGAGAATGTAAGAAAAGAAAGCTATGCAGATGTAAAAAACGATATGCTAGGTTCAGCAAATTTAGCAACAAAAGCACCAAAAACAAAAGAATCAATCAATGAAATGGTACAAGATATACTCGATACTGGAGGGTATGGAATTATAAGTGGCGGAGTTGTTTCGACACAAATAGTACCAAATATGACAGTTCAAGTTACTGTGTGCCCGTTAAGAACTAGCACTGGAGCAAGACAAATAGCAAATGCTAATACAAGTTTATCAATAACCGCCGCAGATACTACAAATGCAAGAATTGATATTGTTTATGTAGATTCAACAGGAATTATTCAATATCTACAAGGAACTGCATCTGCAACACCAGTAGCACCAACTACACCAGTAGGAGGACAACTTTTAGCACAAATAAATGTTACTGCTAATGCTACAAGTATTACCAGTGCAAATATAATAGATAAGAGAAAAATACTAATTTCTACCGACTGGCTTAATGCACAATTGTCAGATGTGGCGTTATATAATGGCGCTTGTGCTTATGCTAGTAATATATTCACGTTAACCTTATCTAATGCTCCAACTACTTTACCAAATTTTTACACAATTAGGTTTAAAACTACTAATGCATGGGTAAGTGGTAGTACATTTAAAATAGGAACAAAAACTTATACACCAGTAAATGCTAATTTTAATAGTGGAGATGTTATAACTGCTCATTTTGACGAAATATCAGCAAAGTGTTTCTTTTCAAGCGGTTCAGCAAATGCAGTATTATCTACAACAGCAGATGTTATTTATTATGTAACAACAACAGGTAGTGACACAACAGGTGATGGCACAATTGGAAAGCCTTTTAGAACTGTTCAAAAAGCAGTTAATATGTTACCACAAGTTATTAACCATAATGTTACAATTAATGTTGGCTCAGGAACTTTTAGTGAAGAAGTTATTATAAAAGGTTTAAATGGGAAGGGGACAGTGACTTTAAGCGGTGCTGGAAAAGATTTAACGCTTATTAATAATTTAAGATTGCTTCAATGTACAATATTTATAAATATTAGCAACATACAAGCAACAGCAACTGGAATACACGGCTTTAGTATAAATCTATGTGGAGAAATAAATATATCAAATATTAGTTGTATTGCTAGTTCTGGTGCAAGTTATGGAGTACTAGTTGTTGCAACCACCTACGTAATGTTAAGTAATTCAATTATTTCAAACCGCTACTGCGGTATTGTTGGAATGGAAAATAGTACAATACTTAGTAATACTAACAGTGGAACTTCAAACGCAAATGCATTATATGCTTCTAGTGGTTCGAAAATAATTAAAAATAGTACACAACCAAGTGGAACAACTGCTACTATAACGGATTTAGGGGGTTCGATTTTATAATGAAAAAAATGATTTTTAATACTAATGTATATGAAGGTGATAAAATATTCAAAAGTGAAACAAGCATTCGTGTAATAGACTTAAATGGAAATGAAATTTTTGTGGCAAATGGAATTAGTGATTTTAGTCAATTTGTTCTAGAAGAAGGACAAACTTTTGACATAGAGCAACCAATACCAGAAGAAACTTTAGCAAAAGAACTGGCAAATATTAAAATAGATAATATGAAAAAAGATTTAATTATTACAAATGCTTTGCAAAATATAGCTAGTTTAAAAGTAGAAGTAATGAATTTGAAAGGTGGTAATGTGTAATGGAATTTTGGAAAATGTGTTTTGATTTAAAAGTAGTAGATGCAAATTTTATAAGACAAGCAGTTATAACAGATGCGAATAAATTTGGAGATATTACAGTAGAGCAATTCAAGGAAATCACAGGAGAAGATTTTATAAAAGTTTCTGCATAATAGGAAAAAAGTACGTAGAAATCAAATAATAAAAAAGAGATAGCTTAATATAAAAGGCTATCTCTTTTTTGATTCTTAATAATTATATCTAGCAATTACACCTTGTAGTTTTATAATTACTAATTGTAATTAAACTCAATATAAATTATAATTAACCTTAGGAGGTGAGTGATATGAAAATAAAAACACATACATATTGTAATTGCAGAGGTGGTACGGTATGGAATTAAATATAGCTAATGTAAGTTTGATATTTACTATATTTGGGTTAGCAATAGCCTATTTTACTTATACATTTACAGTTAAAAGGGAAAATACAAAAGAAATTAAGGAAGAAGCAACACAGCAAGTAATATCAAAAGAAGAAATTAAATTTCTTAAAAATGAAATTGAAATCTTGAAAAATGATATTAAAGAAGGGCAAGCTAATCCAACCGCACAGGCTAAATTAGAAATGCAGTTAGAATATATAAAACGAGGTATTGACGAAATAAAGTCTGAAATTAAAGATACTAAAAGTGATGTGAAAGCACAAGATGAAAAAATAAATACACTTGAAAAAACTCTAACTGAAAAAATTAACTCATTAGTTGAAAAGGTAGCTAGGCTTGATGAAAGTGACAAATCAGCACATAAAAGAATTAATGAATTTGAACAAAAATAAATAAATATGAAAGGAAGTAATATTATGTTTCAAATGGATTTAAATGCAAGGTTTAGGAACAAAGCTTTTTTAATAGCTTTGGGGAGTGCAATAGTATTGTTGGTTAAAAGTTTAGGTTTTGGTAAATATATACCCGAAAACATTGATTCAATAATCAATGGGTTTATAACAATAGGAATTTTGCTAGGAGTTATTTCAGATACTTCAACTCCTGGAATAAGCGATCAAGTTATTTCAAATGCAACTGTACAAGCTATAAATAAGCAAGAGGAAACTAAGGCAGAAGCTTCAACAATTTCAGTTAATAATGAGGTTACAGAGAATAGCCAAGGGATTACAATTGATAAAACAGGAATGTCCACAAGCGGAGCTCTAGCCATAAAAGATAATTCTATTGATGCAAGTGTACAAGAAATTAACTTAAATGCGAGTGCAAAAATAGAAGTAGTTAACCCTGAGAATGTTGTATCAGATGGCAATGTAGTTAATGCAATATCAGCTTCAGCACCAACAGTATAAGGGGGTACAATGATGAGTATATGGAAACAAAAAACAATATGGCAGTTATTGAATAGTGATGGTTCCCTAATTACTGGTTGGGTAAAAATCGTAGGTTATTGGTATTATTTAGATTCAACAGGAACTATGTATCAATCACAATGGCTTCAAGACACAAATAGTAAATGGTATTACTTAGATGATAATGGAAGAATGTTAACTGGATGGCAAGCTATAGATAATAAAAATTATTGTTTTGCTGCAGATGGTTCGCTTTATGTTAGCTGTAATACTCCCGATGGCTATGAGGTAGATGAAAATGGAGTTTGGAAAAGCAGTTTAGTCTCAGAAAATTGTATTGTATTTGTTAAAGACTATGAGAAATTCTATCCTAACAAATATGATGATGGTACTGGAGTAATTACACAAGGCTATGGAGCAACTGGTGATGAAATAGCTAATTGGGGTGACACAATAACAGAAGAAGAAGCAAGCGAAGAACTAAAAGTTGCTATTAATAACAAATATGCAAAACCTATAAAGGCTGACTTAGACAGTAAAGGCATCAAGTTAGATCAAAACCAATTTGATGCAATAGTTAGTTGTGCTTACAATATAGGCGTAGGAGATTCTTTAAACGGATTACTTGGATCATCGCTTTATAGATATATTATAAGTGGCGGAATAGAATCGGACATTATAACAACAGATTTCCGTAAATGGAATAAAGTAATTAAAAATAAGGTTGCAGTAGTTTGGCCAGGACTTGATAAAAGAAGAATTGCAGAAGCAAACATTTTTAATAATGGAGTATATGATTCAACTCATTAAAATTAAGGGTATGCTTTTGTGTACTCTTAATTTTAATAAAAAAAGGAGTGATGAAAATGATTTCATGGAATGAAAAAGATTTAAATGGTTCTTATAGTGGGAATTGCCTTTCTAAAGATGTTCCTAACCTACCTAAAACAGGAATAGAAATTAAAAACGGTTCTAGTGTAATTCTAATTGACGAACCCGATGGAATAACCGCAACAAGTAAATATTATAAATTTGATGAAGAACATAAAGATTGGTTACCACAATAAAAAAGGAGTGATTAAATGAAAGGCGAAGAAGCATGGATATTATCAAAAAAAGCAACAGATAACATGGGATCAAGCACAGGAATAAAAAATAATCTTACTGCAACAAAAGCGCCAACATCAATAGATGATTTAAGCAAAGGGTATAGTATTGGTAGCACGTGGATATTTAGTGGCACAACTTATTCTTGCGTAGATGCAACAAAAGCAACCGCTAAATGGGTATCTAGCACAGATGTGTTTTATTGTGACGAGTGGAGTTCATTAATAACTCTTATTAGTGTAGTAGGAACAACATATGTAAATAAATATTGCATAGTAACAAATGCAAATGGCGGAGTATCAAGTGGGGTTACTTATATTGGAGGAACAACATTAACTAATGCGATAGTAGATGGTGGACAAGCTACATACCTAATAAATTCACAAGGCGCAAGCTATTCAGTTACTTGTCAAAAAAGGACTATAACTAATCCTACAATAACTTCTGTAATGACAGCAGCATCAACTAAACCAACTATTACTGGATATTATATATTTGTTGTAGTTCCAAGTAATGGGTTGCCTAATGGTTGCTCATTAAATGATATTTGTTATTATGATGGTACAACATGGAGTAAGTTTCAATCTTATACTAGTGCTAGCGCTATAGTATTAGTTGGAGCAACTACAATAACCCAAATTCTATGGAGAAAAGAAAAAGGTTCATGGGTGACAGTTGTCCCAATTACAGATGTGAGTTCTTCTAAATATATAGACATTGGAACTATACGTATACAATGGGGGCGTGGCGGTAGTGGTTCAAGTTCACCAACTATAACTTTCCCAGTTCCGTTTAAAGACACGACATATTCTTTTGTGGCTATGATGGGTAGTGGGGCTGCATCGTCTGGATTTAGAGTTACTCAAACAGGAACAAGGACAGTATCGTCTATTGCATTAACGAAGGCTTTTGATGGAGGTGGTTCCACTGGAGAAAGTGTAGATTGGCAAGCAATAGGATTAAAGCCATAAATATATATTTACAATTTAATATAAAAAAGTATTTCAAAATAATAATAAAACTAAATAGCAAGAGTATTAAAGGCATGGGAGTAAAATCTCATGCTTTTTTTGTTGTGTAAAAATATAATTTACAAACTATTTTAATATGATATAATATAATTACAGTTCAAAGGATTATTGAATTGATATGTATAATTAAATATTAATCAGAGGAAAGTACTACTTGGATGGGGTGCTTTTTTTGTTGCCTGAAAATATATTTGTTTTATCACAAAAATAGATTTTATTGACAAAACATGAAAATAATATACAATTAAGGTATAAATATTTAGGGGGGGATCTTATGAAGTTAGGTATATTTATTGGTGGTTTTATCGTTATTTGGATTTTTGCTTTGAGCACATTTGGTGCTAATATATTTAGTGTTTTTTTAGGCATAGTTTTTAGTGCAATATGGTTTGCAATTTGGGGCGGAATAGCAAGTGGGATCACAGATGCAAAAGGAAGTATGTATTTAGCTAAAAAATATGATGAAGAAAAGAAAAACAAATAGTATCTAAAGACACTTCTTGAATTAAGAGGTGTTTTTTATTGAATAAAATTAATATTAAGTGTTAATACTATATATTAATACTTGTATTTGCATTTCATATTGATTTCACATTTACAATTATAAATTAATATGTTATATTTGTATAAAATAGCAATGTATAAAAGGGGGATTTAATATTTATGTCTAATATAATATCTATAATAAATGTCAAAGGTGGAGTAGGCAAAACAACATCTACATTAAACATAGCGGGGCAATTCGCAAAGTTTGGCCACAAAGTACTTCTTATAGACAATGATTCACAATCTAATTTGTCACAAATTTTAGATGTGGACCACAAGTACACGTTGTATGATTTATATTCAAATTCAAAGATAAAAGTTGAGGATTGCATAGTTAAATACAATGACTTTATAAGCATAATTCCAAATACAATCGAATCCGCAATTTTAGAAAGTGAATTACATAATAAAATGACTAGAGAAACTATTTTAAAAAATAAATTCTCTAATTTTAATAATTATTTTGATTTGATTATAATTGATAATTCGCCTTTTTTAGGTATATGCACAACTAATGCTTTATCTATGAGCAGCCATTATATAGAGGTTATAGATAACAGTACGTCTGCATTACAAGGTTTAAATTTGGTTTCAAATCTTGTAAATAACATCAAAGAAAATGGACTAAATAATAATATTAAATTACTAGGTGTTTTAAGAAATAATTTTGACAGAAAGACTTCTTTTTCTAAGCAAATAAGTGAGGTAGTTTCAGAACAATTTGAAGAAGATTTATTTACTAGCATTGTTTATAATAGTATCAAATATAAAGAAGCGGTGGCAGATAATAAGACAATACAGGAATATAACAGTAAATATGCGGAGCCATACGAAAACCTATACTATGAAATATTATCAAAATTAAAATAATATTAGTATCTAGTATTAATATTAAATACTAACAGGGGGTATTAAAATACAATATGAATTTAAAAGATAAAATAAAAAATAATATTAAAAATGAAAATGTAACTCTAATATCAGAACCTAATATTAAAGCTGAAGCCGAAACTTCAATTAAAGAAACTGATATTAAAAAATTTAAGATAGGTAAAAAACAGGAAGATAAAGAGGGAAAGACATCATTTCCATTTTACACTACTAACACAAAGAAAAAGGATTTGGATAAGATCTGTAAGAAAACAAATTACTCTAGGAATGAATTGATAAACTTAATGATAGATCATTGCTTAGAAAACATAGAATTTGAAGATTAAAATTGTTACCTCATATTAATTATGGGGTATTTTTTAGTTATATAATATATTCCTTTTGCATACATATAAACCATAGTAATAAAAAAGGAGACAATGTATTGAGTAGACTACGAATTGTACTTGAGTTCAATGAAAAGAAAATAGACGATGTTGTATTATATAGTGAACTTAATAAATATTCTAATGCAGCAGCACACATAAAAGACATTTTAAGGGGTTTGTCACCATTGCCAACACTTAATACCAAAGATGAATAGAAAGAGTGCTACAATGTACGTACACTGTACTTGTATCTATTCTCTTTTGGAGGTTATTTATTTTTAAAGAGAAGTGGGGGAGTGGTTGTAAAATATGTTTGAGGATATAAAAGAAATTATAAAAAGATTTTTAGGACAAAAAACGGACAAGCAATATGATTCTTATAGAAGTAAAACAATTCAGATTAGAGTTACGGAAGATGAAAAATATATGATAGAACAGTTAGCAAAAACCCAAGGAAGAGACACTTCAAATTTTATTCGTTGGCTAGCTTTGAATAAGTACCTTAATGATTTTATAAAAGAATCTTGATATTTGAGGAACCTAATTTATTTTAGGTTCTTTTTGCTTAATTTTAATGTATATACCTATAGTATATTTTAACCACTAGATCATATAATAAACCATATAAGCCTTTAGATCTGATTGTTTTTGGATATAATTCAGCCTAGCATCAAGCACACAAAAAGCATACTTAATACTAGACCGAATTATAATATAAGCCTTTGAGTCTTCATATGCCCCCATTAATACACTACTTATTCATAATAAACCCATATATAAGCTACATTCTGCCCTCGCCTTTTGATGGTTTAAATGCCCCTTGATAGTTAATCAAGGTCAGAAGTTCCATTTATCCTGTTATCCCTGTCCAATTCATGGCTGACATCACCACAGTAACCCTCGTAAGTAGTGAAATGAGTTTTAGACATGGTTATCCCATGAATAATTACTGCCCCTTTAGATGTATTTCAATCTACTTTGCAACGATCATAAGGGAATGATCTTTCTTCTTATTTTAAGTAGTTGTATGGCTCGTCCTACTATACACCTTAGTTGATGCACGAACTGCAAATACCTAAAATAAAATTATCATCCCTTTAAACAATTGTATATTCTTCTCATATTTAAACGTATATTTGTACTGTCATTCCACCAAGGGAAATCCTCATTCGCTTAAAAAATTTAGCAAGAAACTAAACCTATGCACTTCCATTTTTTAAAAAACTATGATAAACTTAATTTGTGAAGTTAAGAAAACCATTTTTTAATGGAAGTATATAAGAACGATAATTTTATATTAAGTTTTTTGAATTTGAAGGCTATTTGCAGTAGCCTTCTTTTTATTTCCCCAAAAAGTAATTTACAAAACAAAAAAAACTTTACTGGTTATACCAATAAAGTTACTAAATTCTTATTTACACGGAGCCTACTATTTGTTATAATAAGCCTAGAAATAAGTTCTTTCGTTACTTTCTTGGTATTTCAGTACCATTTAAGTTCCTAGCCTTTTAAGAATGGGGATTCTTAATCGGTGTAGAAAGGACTTTTATTTTTTTTATTTTTTACTATGGTTACATTTTAACTTAAAATTGTGGATAAGTAAACATAATTTTTGAAAGTTATCCACAAACAAAAAAATAGCACCACATAATTGCAGTGCTAGAAATTATTATTTACCTTTTACTTGTAAACTCACTTCTTTTTTAACTTCTTCTCTAATCTGTTTCTTTAAATCCTTAACGAAACTCTCGATTGTATCCTCAATGCTATTTTCTTTTTTAACTTCCTTTGTGCTAATAACATCTTTAAACTGATAGTCATTCCCTACTAAGTAATCTATGGAGCATTCAAACATATTAGCTAATTTAATCAAAGTTTCTACACTTGGATCACGAACACATTGTTCAAAAGCTGCAACAGTTGAGTAACTAACACCAAGTTTAAGTGCTAATTCATCCCTTGACATTTTATATTGTTTTCTCATATATTTTAATCTTTTCATTTTTACCGCCCCTTATTTATTCATTATTAACAATATAACATACTATATGTAATTATTCAACCTGTTTTTGTAGTTAAAAACGTTATTTATTTAAAAAAACTACAATCAATATCTGAAAAAAATATAAAAACTTTTATCGGGCAAGTTTCCAATTCTTCAGCCAAAAGCTTTATTGTGCTATAAGATGCTCTATAACCTTTTACTTTCCTTTCCATTCTATTAACATGACTCGTGCTTAAACCTATTCTTTTTGCCAATTCT